GAACACGAACGTGAACCGAGTGAACACGAACGTGAACCGAGTGAACCGAGTGAACACGGCATTCAATATGAATCGTAAACCTAATGCGTCGACGCGGGTTTCCTTTCCGAGTTCCGTTAATATTTCGGCTCCGTCTGCTCCGTCTGCTCCGTCTGCACCACGCCAACGCGAAGCCTCAACTTCTGTATCTTTTCCAAAACAAATCAGACCTTCATTAAACACGACTAAACCAACATTCTTGGAAGTCGCCAAGGTGAAAGCGAATAAGAATTTCATTCCTTCGAAGAAAATGATACCAAATAAGTCTGGGTACGTATTCACTACGGGTAAGTACGGTCTCGGTATGTATAAGAATACCAGTGTTATCCAGGGTCCACAATTACCGAATGCATACGTTCCACCCACCCAAAACATCAATAAAGGTATCTCTAAAACCAACGCCATCGAAGAGATTAAGAGTCTCGGTCTTCGACGAGAGACTAATTTTTTGACAAATCTGAATAAAAAGAATGTCAAATACGAGAATGTGATTACCCGTGCACGTGTTCAAAAGGGAAATGAAGATGAACTCGTGAAATTCATTAACGGTTTGAACCTACCTAACGCGAGGAAGACCGAACTTAAGAATATGTTGGCGACGAACACCGTGAATTCTGTTCGACGCATGGCGGAAGAAGCTCGAAACGTGCCAAAGGCCAACAACGTGCCAAAGGCCAACAACGTCCCTAACGTGCCAAAGGCCAACAACGTGCCAAAGGCCAACAACGTGCCAAAGGCCAACAACGTGCCAAAGGCCAACAACGTACCAAACGTCCCTAACGTTCCTAACGTGCCAAAGGCCAACAACGTCCCTAACGTTGCAAATAATATTTCTAATGTGAATCGCGCTGCGAAGTTTCAAAATTATCTCAACACTGTGAATGAACTCAGTAATGAGAATAAAAAGATGCTCATCAATGACGGATCGATTACAAATTTGAATGATCTCAGATCAGCTGCAAATAAGTTGATCGTCGCGCGCAAAAATCAAAAGAAAGCGGTGATGAAGTTGCAAGTCGCAGAGTTCTTGAATACTGTAAACTTGGCGAGCAACGAAAAGAATAATCTCATGCGTCGATACGATTCCAATGAATTGACGCTCAATGGTATCAAGAACGAAGCCAATAAAATTATTCGTGCCAAGGAAACAAACATCAAGATTAAGAATAAACAATCACTCGTCAGCTTCTTGAACAAGAATACATCTTTGAATCAAACGACAAAGAATGCATTGATTAAGGAATTAAATAACGGTGCCACCGTCGCATCGATTCAAAATAAGGCTCGACAAATGGATCAACAACAAAAGAATGCACGCATCGAGAAAATCAAATCTGAGATCAATGCCTACATGGCAAACAAGAGTCTCACGAATGATGAAAAGCGATCGTTCGTGAACCGTGTCACCACAAATACGAACGTCGCGGCACTCAAGGCAAACATCAACGCGAGAAGTCAGGCGTCAAAGAATGAAAAGCGAACGCTCAATCGCCAAAACCTCAATGGTCACATAACATCACTCGGTCTCACGAACCAAGAACGCCAAACCATTCTTTCCAAGTTTAACGCGAATGGTTCAAATCTTAACACGTTGAAGAGTGAAGCCACAGCCATTCGAAATTCTAAAAAGGCGGTCAACCGCACGAAACTCACGAATGTTTTGAATTCTACAAAGTTAAACCAAACGCAAAAGAATTCTATTTTGAACAAGTTCAATAAAGGGTTGGCGAACGTCGAAGCGCTTCAATCCGAAATTCAAGAACTCGTGAAAGTTAAAAATGAACAAAATCGAGTCATGACTCGAAATGGACTCAAATCTTATATGAATAGTATGAACTTGTCCACGAACAATAAAAATGCATTCCTCAAAGAGCTCAATGCGGGTGAATCAAATGTCAACACAATCAAACGCAAGATTACGAATCTCATTAACTCGAGAATCAAGGATCAACAAAACAAGAACCGCGCGGAACTCGTCGACTACTTGAACACACTCGAATTGGCAGAACCAAACAAGGCTAAAATTATTCAAAACTTTGGTAACACATTGAATTTGAACAAGGCTAAGACGAACGCGAAGACTCTATCGAACCAACGTAGAGGTGAGAAGTTTGAATCGAACAAGGCTAAGCTTCGTGAATACGTGGCTAGTATGAATATTAACGCGTCACAAATTCTTGCAGATTTCAACACGGGGGCGATCTCTCTGAACAAGGCTATGAACAAGGCGCGTGAACTCGCAAATTCGAAGGTTGTTGAACGTCGTGCAGCGAATAGAAAAACACTTGAAAATCATATAAACCGTTTGAGTCTCGAGAACGATGAAAAAGCGATGCTTCTCAAGAACTTTAATGACGACGCCGGAAATTTGAACACTCTCATGAAGTCGGCAAACAACATCCGCGATGCGTCGAATAAACGAAAGCTCAACATGGAACGTCAAAAGGTTAAGAATATCATCAATAAGATGAATCTCACGAATCAAAACAGAGCTGACCTCATGCGTCAATTCAATAACGGTGCTCGGAATATCGAACAAAAGGCGATTCAATTGATTGAAAATAGAAAGACCGAAAAGCTTAACACTATCAAGACACAAATGAAGGAATATCTCAATTACATCGGCGCTACGAATGAGGACAAGAACTATATCATGGCAAAGATTACGTCCGTCAATGCAAACGTGAATGCACTTCGAAATGAAGCTAGGAAGATGAAAAATAAGCGTAACATTAACGCTCGCGCCGAAGAGCGAAAATCGCTCACCGAGTATATTAACTCGATTGGTCTCAAGCAAGAGGACAAAAACACTATTTTGAACAAGTTCAACACAACCAACGCCAGTTTGAATACTCTTCGAACGAATGCGAATGACATCGCAAAGTCTCGCAAGCAAGAAAAATATGTAACGAACAAGGCGTCACTCGAAAAGCACATCAACGATTTGGGATTGAATAATACAGACCGCATTGATCTTTTGAGTAAGTTGAATTCGCCGTACGTAAACGTCAAGAATATCATCAACCAAGCGACCAATCGTTCTATTCAACGAAAGGAAGAACAACGTGTAAAGAATCGCAATGAACTCAGGATGTATGTCAATACACTCGATCTCGTGAATGAGGACAAGGCATACGTGATGAAACTCTTCGACGATGAGAGTGGTAACATCGAATCAATTAAGAAACAAGGTCGAAACCTCGTGAATACACGAAAGACTGAAAAGAATGAAGCACTGACGACAAAGTTCAAGACATATATCAATGGTATGCCCTTGAACCAATCCAATAAGAATGTTCTCATGCGTAATTTTAATGCCAATGTAAACAAGAATGTAAATGTATGGTCGAAGAAAGCGAATACTCTCCTCAATCAACGTAAGAGTGAATGGAAGGCGAGAGATCGTAACGAATTGAATAAACTTATGACAAACCTCAATCTTCCTGGAAATACAAAACTCGTCATATTGAAGAACTTTGATAACGGTGTTGGAACGCTCAATAACTTGAAAAATAGAAGTCAAGGCGAAGCCAAGCGTATCGCGGATGAAAAGAAGGCGGCAAAGCGCGCGGAACTGAGCAACTATCTGGAAAATATTGGTCTCAATCCGACGAATCGCAATGGTTTCTTACAGAGATACAATAACGCACCGAACACGGTCAATACGATCAAACAAGATGCAAAAAATATGGCGAATTCAATCAAGGCGGCGCGTCGTGCCAAGAACCTCGAAAACTTTGACGCCTACATGTCTCGCATTGGATTGGGTCGCGAAAACAAAAATTCACTGATGCAATCACTTTCGCAATCAAATGTCAGTCTCGAAAACATGAAGGCGCGTGCGAATGGTGTGCTTAAGGATCGAATCAATGAAAAGCGTACAGAATTCTCCAAGTTTTTGAGTGGCTTGAATTTATCCAATGAAAATAGAAATTCAATTCTCAAACAATTTGATAACGATAGTTCTAATATGAATGACCTCCAAAAACGCGCGACAAATCTCGTGAACAAACGAAAATCTGAAAAACGAACATCGAATAGAAACGCTCTTTCAGACTACGTGAAAACACTCGAGTTGAATCAAACCAATAAGAATGCAATTCTTAAGGAATTCAATAATAGCATAGCCGAACTCAACGTCATGCGAACCAAGGCGGATGATCTCGTGAAACAACGTAAACAGGAATCCTTGAACGCGAAACGCCAAGAACTCAACACATACATTAACGAACTGGGTCTGACTGGTGAAGATAAATCATCAATCATGAACAAGTTCAATGGTAACATTACCGCACTCAAGAATGAAGCACAAAAGCTCGCGAACAAGCGCAAACTTGAAAAGATTGCCATGAACCGTAAAGAACTCACGAACGTATTTAACACCCTCAACCTTACGAATAGTCAAAAGACTGAGCTTCTCAAGAAGTTCAATAGTGGAAGCAATACTTTGAATGCGATAAAGAAAGAAGCGATGAACATGAATGCAAACGCAAAGTCTAAGGCATCCATTCGTGCGGATACACGAACCTTCCTCAATGGTCTCGAACTCAACAACTCAGTGAAGGATACACTGATTAAAAAGTTGAACGATGGTTCGGCAACTGCGAACGCAATTAAGAATGAAGCCGCGAAACTTAACGCAAATCGTCGCGCGGAACTCCTTAATAAGAGAAAGGATGAACTCAGAAATTTCATGAGTAATAAGAACCTGACGAACACACAACGCAACGCGTTCTTGGCGCGCGTGACAAACAAAAATATGAACTTGGCACCCATCAAACAAGAAATCACGAACACGAACACGGCGACGAGGAAGCAAAAGCAAGAAAGTATGGATAGAGCTTCCAAATTGAATTCGTTCCTAAATACATTGAATTTGACCAATGAAAATAAGAAGACGTTTAAGAATCAACTCATTGCGAACAATACGAATGCATCATTGAATACTATCAAGACCCAAGCGACCGCTATGAACACACAACGTAAGCAAGCGGAAGCGAATCGTAAGCGTCAACAAAACCGTGAAGATTTGAATCAACATCTTAAGACGCTGACACATCTCACGAATGCTGATATGCAAGGGTACATCACCAGCTTCAATTCGGGTGGGTCTCTTCAAAACCTCAAGAATGTATCGAAAAAGAATAATGAAGAAAAGGCCAGGATCAAGAATGACCTCAAAAAGACTATCGAAGATTTGAACATTCCCAATGATCGAAAGAAACAATACTTTAATCAAATCAATAAACCCTACGCAAACATCGGACCGATTCAAGCACTTGTAAACAAGAATGCAGCGAACGTAAAAGCTGCGCGCGATCAACTCAAGAAGAATGTAGCTGCAAAGCTTCAAGCGCTCAACACGCTCGAAAAGGCAAACCGAACCAAGTTCATGGAACGTCTGAACAAGGGTGGAAACTCGGAAAAGATTTTAGCGAATGCGACGAAAATCAATAGCGATCGACGTAAGTTTGCAATCACGCGTAACGTTGCGGCTAAATTACAAGCGAAAACGGAACTTGAACGCAATAACCGCAAAAAGCTCATGAATAACCTCGAAAAGGGTAAGTCAGCGAATAATGTATTGAAGAATGCAAATGCAATGATTCTCGAAAAGGCGCGTAAACCACTCTTAGATAAGATTATCAAGGAGATTCCAGGTAAGACGGGCGTCTTCCGACGCGACTGGGAAGGACTCGTGCGTAAAGCGACCACAAAGGAAGAACTCAATGCGATCAATGCACAAATGAATGAAAAGATCAAACTCCGCGAGGAAATCCGTGCATCTAATATTTCGGACAAAGAAAAAGCGGGTCACGAATCATGGATCATGAAACGTGGAAATGATATAGCGAAACGCCGTCAAGAACTCGCGGGGCAGCTCAAGGCGAAGAAGAATGCAGCGAACGCGGTGAAGAAGAACACCGCGTCAAAGCTTCAAGCGCTCAATACACTTGAAAAAGCGAACCGAACCGCGTTCATGGCTCGACTCAATAAGGGTAACTCCCAATCGGCGATCCTCGGGAATGCGACCAAAATGAACCAAAATCGTCGTGCCGCTGAAAGAGAAAAAATCGAAAAGGAGCGTCGAGACCAACTTCGTAAGAACACGGCAAAACTTCTTCAGAATAAGAAGAAATTGACACGCGATAACCGCAAAAAGTTTATGAATCGACTTGAAAAGGGTGAAGACCCGAATATGGTTCTCAAAGAAGCGAATAAATTGGACTCTAATAGACTGACACGTGAAGGTGTTGAATGGAAACTCAAACAAATCAAGGGACTCACGTCAAAGGATGTGGAATCATTCATGAAACGATGGGACGCGTCAAAGAATAAGACAATCTTCGACGAAGCCAGAAAACTTGTGAAGACTCGTGAATCTGGATTCTCATTTAATAATACAAACCGACCAAATAAAAGGGTCATGACCGCGGCGGAGAGATTTGGTACCAATAAATCCGGAAACGCAAAGAATGAAATTCGGGGCATGAAGGGTATGGGTGTGAAGAATCGTAATCGTTTCGTGGCGCGTCTTAATAAAGGTGAAAATGCGACAAAGGTCCTCAGGGAAGCGCGCGAACGGAATAAGAAGGGTGCAGCATCTAAATCAAAGACGGTGAAGAATCTCGAATACGCGAAAGTTGTGAATAATGTCGTTCGTCGATTATAATGTGTGTCTATATAAATGAAAGTCATCATCCCTCTCAGTAACTCTGGTATTCTTAGTGTACATGGTTATTCAGATGTGCGCGAAAAGTCCAAGCTCGCGAGACACCGAGCACTTGGTAAGGTTATTCGCGCGGGTGAACCCCCACTCGGGTTGTTTCGCCGTCTCAATGTTTTGATGATCTTGTTCAAGCGCACGGATCCAAAGCTGTCCAAGATTTTTAAAAGTGATCGTGATTGGGTCAAGGATAAATATATGTAAAGTTAAAGAAATCGTACGACTGTTCAATTAATGGACAGGTGCGGTGTGTGTTTTGAAAATACAAATCACAAAAAGGTGACCTGTCCTTTTTGTGATTTGATGACATGTAAATCATGTACACAGACATATTTACTTTCGAGTATGGAAGATGCACATTGCATGGGATGTAAACATGCATGGAATAGACAATTCGTTGATAGTTTTTGTACACATAAATTCCGACATACAGACTATCGAAGACATCGTGAAAGTATTCTTTTCGAAAGAGAAAAACTCCTCATGCCAGAGACACAAATACACGTGGAGCGCATTCTTGAAATGAGACACTTGAATGAAATCATCATGGAACAAAAGAAACAATTGTCAAAATTGTATATGCAATTTGGTCGTTTGACATATGATGAGTACATGCGTGTCGAAGAGATTAAAGAACTCATTGAACACATGCGTGAGACACGACAACGTATTGACGAACTTCGATTCTCAAATCCAGATGTGACTGAAATTAAAAAGTCGTTCGTACGAAAATGTCCCGTAGAAATGTGTAAAGGATTTCTTGACGAGGAATGGTATTGTGGTATTTGTCGACAGATGTTTTGCGACGCGTGTTGCGAAATTAAGAGTGATGGACACATATGTGATCCAGATCTCAAAAATACGATGAAGCTCATATTGAAAGATACGAAACCATGTCCAAAGTGTTCAACCATGATTTCCAAGATTGATGGGTGTGCACAGATGTGGTGTACACAATGTCAAACTGCATTTGATTGGCGTTCCGGAAATATTCAAATAGGACGAATTCATAATCCACATTACCTTGAATTCAAACGAAAGACGTCTGGACTTCATAGAGAACATGGAGACATACCATGTGGTGGTCTTCCCGCGAGACATGAACTCCCTGAACGACTCGCGGATTTTATACATGTGATTCATTGGTGTGAACGGGAAATCATATACACAGAATACACAAATACTTCGACACAACATTTTAGAATACTATATATGCTCAATGACATGAGTGAACACGAATTTAAGCGTAAAATCCAAGGAGTTGATAAGCACAAAGAAAAAAACATGGACGTTGTGAGTGTTTATCGAATGTTTATCGACACCGCGACCGATCTTCTTCGACAATATGTCATCACGGAAGATACCACTATTATAAAAACCTTACGTGAATTGCTTCTATATTCGAATGATATCGTTCGATCCATACACAAGCGTTATAAATGTGTGACACCACCACTCTTCAATAATAATCTTCTTTTATTTTAGATGCTCGTACTCCTACTCGCCGTCATAATTTTTGTGTATTTAATCATTCCAAAATATAGACACCCACTCGTGTTCAGTAATTTCGTGAGTCCAGAAGAAAGACACCACATAATTGAAAAGGCAAGAAAGCAACTGAAACCTTCGACCGTGTCGATCGATAAGGTTATTAAACCAGATGTTCGACAGAGTGAAACAGCATGGTTATCTCTCGATGATCCGGTGATACGCACAATTGTCGAGCGATGTTTAGCCATGACGGATCGGCCGATCGACAATTGTGAAAATTTACAGGTCCTTCGTTACGAAGAAGGTGGCTTTTATAAACCACACCAAGATACCATGAAAGATCAAGAGAATAAACGCATGTACACATTTATCATCGCCTTGAATGATGGATACCAAGGTGGTGCGACGGTGTTTCCAAACATCGGTCGCGCGTATAAACTCAAAGCTGGAGATGTATTATTTTTCAATACACTCGATAATTACGAACTCATGACATCAAAAGCACTCCACGGAGGTATGCCTGTGAATGGTGGTGAAAAATGGATTTGTAATCTATGGGTCAACAAGTATCCCCTCACCGCGAAGACGTAGTTTACGTCTATTCGCTTCATGGAGCGTGGTGACGGCGTTTTTATTTTGACCACTGTACGGCACGGCGTACCCTTCATCACACATCCATTTGTTTACATTAGTCCATTGACCATCTTCACACACCCACACTTCCGCCAAAATACGCCCAAACTTTCCACGACTGTCTCGTTCCGGGCATCTGAGTTCGATCTCAATATCATCCTTCTCAGATTCCACAGCCCTGAGGCACCACTCTTTCAATTTCTTCTTAGAAATGAGACCATACACTTTCTCCGTAGGGTCCGACGTTCTCGATTCGGGAGTATCGATGCCAAGAAGACGCACTCGCTGACGCGTACACACATCAAATCCAAGATCAATCGTCACATCGATCGTGTCGCCATCGACAACCTTTTCAAGGGAAGACACTTTATAGATATATTCACACGTGGGCTGAGCGTATGTGGCCATATATTATATAATAAGATTATTCTCCCCATAAGTAACTAAAACTTCGTGATGAACTGATTCGTACATATTTGAATGGCCACCACATTTATATTCTCTGATATTATTAATGAAGTCTGTTGTCTTTACGTATGGTCGATTCAATCCTCCACACAAAGGACATAGACTTATGATTGAATATGTGATCGAGACGGCGCGTAAGTCAAATAAAGAACCCGTGATCGTCGTGTCACATTCATACGGTAATTCAAAGAATCCTTTACCCGTGGAGAATAAAGTTCGCATTCTTCGACGATGGTTTCCGGGTGTGACTATTCTCACGTCTGCGAAGGATCGAAGCATCACCAATATTGCTCAAAATTTCAATGCAAACTCCATCATGGTTGTTGGACAAAATCGTCGGAATGCATTCAAGTTTCTCAATGTCAAAAAGCTTGCCATACCCCGAACCAAGAACGCACCATCAGCCACCATGGCGCGCGCGGCCGCCATGAGTGGAAATGCAAAGGCATTCAAGAACATGACCGGCTACGAACTCACGAACAATATTCGTAATAAGGTTGTTAAAGCGAAGAATAAAAAATAAAGCATGGTCGACATAGAAGCATTCGCTACAAAGATATATTCTCAACTGGGACCTGGATTCAGTGAGAGAGTATACCATAACGCTATGGAAGTTATGTTGAGACAATACAATGTCCCATATGAAACAGAGCGCATTGTGCCGATCACATTCGAAGGACACGTCATTGGTAATGTACGGGCGGATATCATCATTAATAACACTGTGGTTCTTGAATTCAAAACCATCAAAACCCTTAATGACCAGGCGGAGTTGCAGGCGCAAAACTATCTGAATCTAACTGGGTTGAAGATTGCGTACGTGATAAACTACCCTCCGTTTCCAAATCGTGAGTGCGAGATTCGATGTGTTCAAGCATAATCATGAGTGGAAAAAGCTTTGCCAACTTTCTATAAAACTCTTGCATTTCATCGTAATATTTTTTAGGATCTTCAATACTCTTCGTCAAAATATCTTTTGACCTGTCTAGATGATACGTTGCCTCATCTATACAGAATTGTTGGTATTTATCCATACTCATATAACATGATCACTTTCCTTTATGCAGATTAATCCAAGTGTTTTTGTACTTGTTAAGTTGTGACATGGTCGGACCTTGTGTCATGATGTAGTTGACCGCCGCATTCTTATATTTATTTTTGAGTGCATTTGGGATGTTTGTGGTATTCAACTGATTCATGATGAACTTACGTTCTAACGCACGTCCACGTTGATTCTTCCATCGCTGCACCATGCGCTTCTTGACGAGATCGACATCCTTCTTGAATGGAATACCACGCTTGTTTCCGAGCCGTCCCATACCATTAAGCTTCGTCTTCATCTCACGAACATCGTTTTCGATGGACGGATTGTATCGTTGCATCCATCGCTTTCCATACAAAAGTGTAATGTCCCGGCGAATCGATGCTTCGTCGAGACCACGCTTTTTAATGACTTCTTGTTTTTTTACGTTACGCTTTTGTTGTGCGACATTCTTCCTCGACGGTTTAGGTTCGGGCTTCGGTGGTGGCGTCTTAGGTTTAGCTGCGATCGCGTTTCTCTCCTTTTCTAATTTCTTGGCGATCGTCATCTTATCATTCTTCACATTCACAGCAACCTTCATGATTTTCGCGAAACGTACAAGATCATCCTTCGTGTACAATTTCGCCATCTTCTTTCCAATACGGAACGTGTTTCCGGTACCCGTGAGTCGGTACTCCTTACCACCATTCTTAAACGCGGCGACTTGCGCCTTTTCACCTCCAACCTTTTTAATCATGGCACACAAGTCTTCCTTCTTTGTCGTCTTCTTAATATTCACGATACCCAAACGCTTCGCGATATCGTATAATTCGGGTTGTGAGTAGCGATCACATCGACGCTTTCCAATCATGTCCCCATTCACGATGGGTAACGCGTTTCCGCGGGGTGCCATCTTTTTCGTTTTAGGGATTTTATAACAACACGTAAACCCCTTTTTATTTTTACGCTCTTCGAATCCAGTCTTACACGGTGGCTGACGGTTCTTTGGACACGATGACGAATTTTTGCGACGCGCTGAATTGACTTTTTGTGCCGAAATACGAATGATTCCATCACGCGTGGCTGAGTGCATGATGTCCGAGGCTATGTTGTACGCTTTGAGCATGCGTCCAGGTGTACGAACACCGGATATTTGGACGTTACCGGTACTCGAAATAATATACGTCGCATCTTCTTCGTCCGAAAGTGTGTACTTTGCAAATAAGAACGGTGACAATTCGGGTTCGTATGAAGATTCCTTGAGTCCATACTTTACATAGTTCTTGTGTAATTCAAACAATCGAATGGTTCCATTCACCTTGAACTGTCCACTCAAGTTATTATACTCAAATGCGTTATACAAAAACGGATACTTACCAGTCGTGTACGCGGTGACTACATAGTTTCGGACTTCTTCCGCCTGACGCTCAATGTCCGTACCGACGAAACCACCCGAGAAGCGAATCTTTCCATTCTTATAAATGTTGATGGTCCAACCCTTCGTCTCGGTTCCATTGGAAACATTAATGGCAAATTGCACAGTGAAAAACTTTTGATTGAGATCACCCTTTTGTCCGTATTCGAGCGTAGACGAATATCCAACTTTGAATTGTCCATAATAACCCCTAATTTCCTTGACCTCAACGGTGAGACCATTCGGGATGGTTCGCTTTGAGAATGGACTTCTTTTCAGAATTTCAACGAGATCGACGCGGTCACCGGGGCTCAGAGATCTATTGACAGTTGCGTTGAACATGCCCATGTTTAATTTACTCACATCTAAATCAGTTTTGGTCGTATTGACAATGTTTCCGTAATTGCTATTGTTCACTAACTTTCTGTCGAGACGTTGCGGTATGTGTTGGTCCCTGAGGAGATCCTTTTCGATTTCGTTTATGAGTCTCAAGTTTTCGTTATTGTAATTACTATCCGTCGTCACATCCACGTTGGAATTCTTAATGAATTCTTTGAGTGCGTTTTGACTCATCTTATATATGACAGGTATTTTTTTCTAATGGTCATCGCTGAACTGGAGCGTCTCCTCGAGGACATCGAGACCAAATATGAATGGTTGTTTTGGGTACACCCGTCCCTTGTATGTGAGCGACTCTTCCCGCACCTCGATTTCGCGCGAGCTGAAGGGTCCGGCGTAAAAGTCTGGGTTGAACTTTGGTCGACCCAAGTTGTTCGCTTGACAATGTTGATTGAATACCTGTACGAAGATCTTCTGAGGTACGAAGAGTTCTGAACCAAAGACCAGATTCGTTGACTCGAGGAAGTTGTGTAGAGTACTCGCCACCATTGCGACTTGTTTCTGTACGGTTTTGAAGTATTCTGGGACGACATTCCAAATGTCCTTGTTTCTGTATTTTTGTGCGTAATCGAGGTAGGCTCGAACACACTTCAGTAAAATGGCTGGGATTTCCTGGTTGAGTTTTTCGTCGAGCTGTGTGTCCGCGTCCTTGACTTGTTTGGCAAAGTTCCATGGAAGAATACGACGAAGCACCGAGCCTGAGTTGTCCTTCCAGTTTGGAATCTCATTCCCACCGAGGACACCCGGGCACTTCCATTCGACGGATTTCGCAGTTTGACCTTTGATGGCGATGGAGACGTCTTCACCTGACACCATCGATTGGAATTCCGCCTGTTCCAAACAAAAATCACCCTTAATTTCCGGAGCGATGAACATCAAAGCATTATAGACGCTCGACAGACCAAACTTCTTTTCAATATTATTCGAAACAGTCTTTACATCTTCGGGTTCATAAAACTTTTTGAAGATCTTGGTAATCACGGTTGACTTCCCTGAACGCGCGATACCCTTCAAGAATGGAATGACTTGCCACCCATCGAGTTCACCCGTGTCAAAACACAAACGCCCACCCATCACATACATCCATCTCGAGACGTGTTCATCAAACTTTTGGTAATTGAGAACACCCTGGAAATGTGGTGTTGGAATGTCATACCAATCTTCGATGTGATCGAAATCATCAAACTGTTGATCGAAAAACTTACAACTCACCTTGGTCGGATCGAGGGATCGGAATTCACGACTTTCGTACGAATAGAATTTACAATCATATGCACCCGTCTCCGGCGACCATCGCTTTCCAAAAAACACACCGTTTCGGAATGACCACATGTGACGATCTTTCAGTATCTCTGGAAACTGTACGTCTTGACAATTCGAAAGATGTTCTATGAGATGCCGAAACACACCTGGATTACTCGTAAGGTTTTGCCATAGTCCGAAATCATATTCCTTGTTTCCGAGTTCATACACAAACTCGTTGATTGATTTAACGGGTTTCCATGCTCGTGTATCGTGTCCATTATACGTGATCTGTTCACAACATTCACCTTTGTATCTCCGAAATCGTTTCGTGTATAACACTTTCAAAGCACACAAAATCGATTTCTGAAAGGGTGTCGCATCGTCGACTTTACCGTCGTCCATGGGGACACCCCTAAACGTAGCAGGGTCTGAATCAAAAATCTCGGGCTCGACGGTTGGATTTTCAGCGCGTTCATACGCTATTTTGTGTGTGTTTATATTGCAGAAAGCATCTTTGACTTGTTCAATGATTCGATTGATTCGTCGAGACACTTTCAGACCATCATCTTCAGGTTCTAAATCCTGAATATTGATCGCACTGGCTCTGTGATATAGTTCACTCAAAATCTTGATATATCTTGAACGTCGATCATCGATCGCTTTCATATCATAATTCAGGACCCGACCATCTTCACCGATGTCTTCGGGATTAAGTAATTGCGTATATCCGAGCGACGCTGAGTTGAACCCAGAGCCTTTTTTTAAACACCACTTATCTTCCATGTAGTCGATATATTGGAGCACCTCTTCTTGATTCAGAGACTGGACTCTACATTTCATTTGTTCCATATGAGACTCCCGGGTATCGGGGTCTTTGTCGATGTAATGAGTTCCATCTTCCATTTTATTATTGATGGGTTGATTTTTCTAACTGTCTTTTTTGGAGAGCTTGGTGAGCATCTTAATAAGAATCTTGTTTTGCATTTCAAGTTGCGTTGCGATGTTCACCAGGGCGGAGCACACCGTGTCCCCATCCGGCGACGCGAGAAGACTGGTCATCAAAAATCCAAGATCACCCTGAAACTCTTCATCATCCTCGAAGACTTCCTCTTCCTCTTCCTCTTCCTCTTCTTCAATCACATCATCGTCGGAGATGAACTCTTCTTCCTCTTCTTCAGGGCGATCAGACATTTATCTTGACTGAGAAAAGATCGAGACCAAAATTTCGCACCAGTGCGATTTCAGCCGAAAAAAAAATCTTAGTATATAATACAAAAACTCTCAAAATGGCCGGTGGTCTCATGCAACTCGTGGCGTACGGCGCCCAAGACGTGTACTTGACGGGTAACCCGAAGGTTACCTTCTTCCAAGCTGTGTACAAGCGACACACGAACTTCGCGATGGAAAACATCGAACAAACTGTCAACGGCACGGCGTCCAACAACGGCCGCGTGTCCGTCACCATTGCCCGCAACGGTGATTTGATCGGCGACATGTACGTCGAACTCGTCACCGCGTCCCTCGGCACGAAGGCCGGTACCGCCAACATCGATGCGTGCTGGGTCGCGGAACGTGCGATCAAGGATGTTGAATTGTCCATCGGTGGCCAGCGCATCGACAAGCACTACCAAAAGTGGTGGCGTTTGTACTCGGAGTTGTACTTGGACGACTCCAAGAAGGCGAACTACGGTAAGATGACGACCAACCCGGTTGCCTCCACGGCCGGCACGGTTTTCCTCCCGTTGTTGTTCTTCTTCAACCGCAACCCGGGTCTCTACTTGCCGCTCATCGCGCTTCAATACCACGAATGCCGCATTGACTTCGACTTGAGCTCTGAATTCTCCCAATACACCGATGGTTCCACGTTCAAGGTCTGGGGTAACTACGTGTACCTCGACACCGAAGAGCGTCGTCGCTTCGCGCAAAAGGGTCACGAATACCTCATCGAGCAAGTGCAACACACTGGCACCGACACGGTCACGGCCGGTTCCACCAAGCAAGTGCGCTTGTCCTACAACCACCCGATCAAGGAACTCGTGTGGTGCTTCAACAACGGTAGCTCCTCCAACGCCCAACACTGGAACTTCACCTCCAACGCCGCGACCGCTGGTTCCGTCGTCCTCGAAGCTAACCCGACGGCGTACGGTAACTGCCACGTGCCGATCTCCGAAGGTACCGGTGCCCCGCTCCTCTCCGTCGGTTCGTCGGGCTCTGCGAAGCAATGGTCCGAAGAAGGCGCCGCGCTCTCCGTCTCCGCGGGTCCGCTCGACACCTTCAAGTTGGTCCTCAACGGCCAAGACCGCTTCAAGGAACAAAAGGGTAAGTACTTCAACCAAGTGCAAGCCTTCAACCACCACTCCGGCTCCCCGTACCCGGGTGTGTACTCGTATTCTTTCGCGCTCAAGCCGGAAGAACACCAACCGACCGGTACGTGCAACTTCTCTCGTATTGACAACGCTCAAGTCGCGGTGACGCTTAAGGCCGATGCCACCGACTCGCAAGTCATGCACATGTTCGCGACCAACTACAACGTCCTCCGCATCCAAAGCGGGATGGGCGGTTTGGCCTTCTCGAACTAATCTCGTTTACGTAACATCTTAATAACCATAAATTTTATAATACGTCAAATATTATAAAATTTACATTGATATGGGCGGCATTATCTTAAAGAAGTGCGTCGTGTATTTCCCAATGGAGAACGATTAAAATCTCAATATAACATATAATTCAAACATGTTTCCTCAGGAAAAGAAGACTATGAAGCGCAGTCCCGTCGCGTGGATTCCGATCGTAATCATTGCGGTGGGTATGATCGCCGGTGTTTCTATGATTTTGCTTGATCGTAACGGTCCGATGAAATTGAAGCGATAATTTCACATTCCACACATATTTGATTCTCGTTGATGTAATCATGTATTCGTTCACATTCTATACACTTAAACTCAGCCACACCATCTAACACACATGGATAATGTGTGTCATCATCAAGATACCATGTCACGTGTTCATATATTAATTCCACTATATCATGTGGATTCATCAGTTGATATATGAACTCCCATACACCTGTTTTTCGCATTCCGTGAAACATCGCGCGAATACTGTAAACGACGCGTCCACTTATTTTATCACTCCATTCGACGTCGTATGTACCTTTGTGTAAATGTTCGTATATACACTCGTTTAGTGCATTTTCTTGACGAAACGTGAGTCCATGGTCTGCCATATGAGCATGCTCGAATGGATCACACGCGATCCACTTTTCAAGCACCGCGTGTATATCTCGATACATTTCCATTTTAAATTGGTCCCAGTGTTCATAGCGTTCAAAACGTATCTTTGGTGTCTCAAGTTTCTTCTCGAGTTCAACGATTCGGCGCTGCTTTTCCAGGATGTCTCGATCGTATAAGACTTTCGAACATAGTGCGAGTCTTTCCATTTCATAAAAGGTACTTAAAATTTTTATATTCATTTATACTATAAAATGGGTGTTATTGTGACTGAAGATGTTCCGCTCGACATGGGTTTGAGCATTGACAAGTATTACGCGGCGCTCGGTACGAACGAAGCGCGCGTGCAAAAGCGTATCGATACGCAACGGGCGTATGGTGAAGATGGTGCAGTGACGGAATCGACGACCACTGAATACGTCATCGAAGGTCTCTTCCAAAAGTGGATTTCCAAGGAAGCGCGTGATGCGGGTTCCAGGCCGTTTGCGCACCAAAACGTTCGCATCACGCAAGCGACGGCGCCGGTGGGTAACATTTATGATATGCTGTACACGAAGTTAAAAGAAGGCCTCGTCTATGTACAAGATGCCTAGACGACCCGTGTATACGGATGGAAGTTGTCTCGGGAACCCAGGTGCCGGTGGATGGGCCGCGGCGTTCACGATTGACGATTATATATCAGGGAGTGCAGAAAATACGACGAACAATATCATGGAAATGACAGCCGTCGTGCGCGCACTCGAAGAGTGTTTGGCACGTGGTATTCTTGACATACAACTATTTACGGATAGTAACTATGTCAAGAATGGCATAACATTGTGGATTAAGAATTGGAAGAGGAATGGTTGGCGAACCGCTGCGGGTGCGTCGGTGAAGAATAAGGATTTGTGGATGCGTATGGATATACTCGCGTCAAAAATGACCCACGTCGAGTGGACGTGGGTCAAGGCGCACAATGGAGATGCGTTGAATGAATTCGTGGATACATTGGCACGTCACAGAGCCACCGAGATTAAAAATGCCCGCGTAAAATAATGGATCCCCACCCGTGGTGTGAGAAGCAGGAGAAGCTCCTCAAATCGTGGGCCGAGAGAGCCGCGGGATATAGATGGCTTCATAATCACGCACGCCTTCACTATAAAAAACAGAATGATTACCTGTCATACCCGAGTATAATCATCGCGAGTATCACGGGGGTTGGTGGTTTTGCAGTTCTAAATCCAAGTGGAAATGAAGACTTGGATGCAGAAACGAGAACTAAAATTATGATTGTGCAGTACTTTTTCGCGTTTCTCAATGTTCTCGGTGGTATTCTCACATCGATAGGTAAGTTTAGTCAGAGTTTGTCACTCTCCGAGGCACATTCCGGGATGTGTGTACAGTACTCTAAGTTTTATAGAAATATAGATATGGAATTGTCACTGGACTCCAGAGATAGGACATGTGTGATTGAGTTTGTAAAGAAGTCACGCGAAGAGTACGATAGACTTCTCGATGAAGCTCCGGATATTCCAGCTATATCTATCGCTGCATTCAATTTAGAATTTCCCGATCGTGACAATAAACCAGATGTGTGTAACGGTCTCAGTATCATCGTGAGTGATGAAACTGCATCACAACTCGCATCAAGACGAGCTGTGACGAGGTGGTTGGGGGCGTTCAGGGGTGTTGTCGGTCGTAAAAGTACAGATATAGATGATCTCGCAAGAATGGAAAGTGTTTAAAGATCACTTGCAATGCATACTAAATGGATGACTACATCTTAGAGATACCCAACTTTTTACCGAGTGACCTGTGCGCATCGATCGTCACACGATTTGAAAATGATTCCCGAAAAAAGCATGGATACTTTTCATATCCAATTGACGGTGAGATCGTCCAGAGAGATAAACAAAATACGGAACTCATGGTGAGTGGTCTCGAGGGATGGAGTGACATAGAACGCATTTTCACTGATTCTGTGAATAGAGCCTTTGGTGTCTACATGAATCATCTGAATACAAATTTCAACTATGAGTGTAGTTGTCATGTATATGATCGGGAACTCTCACAACCCGGATTTTATTACACACCGTTTCCTGTACAACGCATTGAAAAGGGGTGTAAATACGAATGGCACCACGATGGTGACTTTCACCGAGGATACTTTGTACAGGCTCTCTTCTACCTAAATACACTCGAGGATGGTGAAGGTGGGTGTACAGAGTTTAGAAATGGTCGAAAGGTACGACCCGAGGCTGGTAAACTCCTGATTTATCCATGTTCGTGGACCTACCTTCACACGGGTGGTGAAGTTTTGGGAGGTCCTAAGTATATTTGTACCTCGACGATAGGATTTGGACAAACTTAAAAACATGAATGTATAAGGTACATATAGATGAACATCGGTGTGTTAACAGCGGGTGGTGTGTGTCCGGGTGTAAATAATGTTGTGCGATCGATCGTGATTCGTGAACGAAATCAGGGAAACAAAGTCATTGGATTCAGTGACGGATTCCGTGGCTTAAATGAAGACATACATATACCACTCGAATGTGATTGTGGAACGGATTCACTCCTTCGAGTGTCTTATGATTATGTGGATATAGACAAGGCTATTAAAAACATTAAAAATCTTGACCGTTTGTATTGTGTGTGTGGAAATGAATCTATGAAATCTGCGAGGGACCTCGCGCTCGATGATCGCGTCAATACGAATATCATAGGCATACCAAAGACAATCTATAATGATATTTCTGGTCTTGAATGTATCGGGTTTCAAACAGCGGTCCAAGAACTTGCACGATATATAGATTGTGCATACGTCGAAGCCACTGTCTCAAATTCAATCGTGTTCCTCGAAGTTCCGGGGATACACGTGAATGATTTGGCCGTACACGCCGCACTCGCGAGAAATTTAAAAGTCACTACGATCATCTTACCTAACACAAGCGACACCGATCACAGGCGATCGATCGAGTACGGATACGCGACGCGCGGGTATGCCGTTGTCGTCATTTCTGAAATGTGTGATATTATCGATGGTCTTTCGGTAAAACCAAAGGTGATTGCACCCGGATACCTCATTCGGGACGTGGAGCCGTGTGTCTATGATAGTATTCTCGTTGAACGCGTCGTGCGTGAAGCGTTCGAGCACGCACAAGAACATCGTGATTTTATCAAGGGTGCCGGAGTCGTCATACCTTTCAAAGATTATCTACGTATAGTCTAAGATGGAAGCACTGGGGTTTACCGCCGTCGCGACAGGGCTTCGACTCTACTTCAATACATTTGAAGGGTTTACGTTTCGGTACTGGGGTGATTTTGAATTTTTTGTCTTTTTGACAGTTGTGAATGTCATGTACTTGAAACTCAAACTCGTTCCAATGCTTAAATATTATGGTATCGCTTTCGTCGCACGCGAGCTCGTTCGACAAATGAGTCCGACGAAAGTCGAGGATGTTCCAATTGAAAAAAGACCCAAGGACGTGGTCATCACATTTAAGCGGTGTACACAATGTTCAAATCTGTACGACGCGACGCAAGTCGTTTCATTTATCGTTTTCGCATACGCTTTAGTACGATATAGAAAAGAATTAGTACAAGTACTATCTCAATAATAAAATACTGATAATACTCTTTGAGCCTTTGTCCCGCGTTACATGTCAGTTCTGACGTTTGAATTCCTATGTCACGAAGAAACGGTCGAAGATCGACACATCCCGGTGCCGATAAAAGACATGGTTTTTTATTTTTATACCACAATTCTCTGTTGTGAATATGCAATCCACTCGTATTCACAACATTACAAAAGATTTCTTGGTTCGTGTCGATTTTAATCGAACCAAGCATGCGATTCACGACGATTTGATCGTTATATTCTCCAGACGCGAGTATCTTTTCAATAAATTCTCGCATTTTGAATGCGTAGCCCATGAACATACCCGCGTTCGCCTTTTCACCATAAAATCCAAGTTTCCATTGAACATACTTTTGAATCATGTTTCCGTTATCCGCCGTCATGGAAAAGAGCATGTCACACTTCATCGCTTTGAACTTTTGGACAATTTCATTCAACGAACACAGAACGATCGTGTCGAAACCATCGACGTTAATGACTATATCATCGTCGGGTACTTCTTTCAAAAACGCCAAGAGTTCGTGGTGTCGTTTCACATAGCCTTCCCATGGGTGACCCATACCTCGCACGACGGGTTGAATTTTGTGTTTGGTACACGAGTCGATCAGACTAGGAAAATATCTCTCGGAGTGTGTGACGTATGTGTACAAGTGACTCATACCATGTGACCAGAAAATATTCTCATGGTATTCTAAATGTCTGTGTTCAGCAACAATATTTTCATCAGTACGCTCTTGGTAATGTCTATGAGTGGTTTACTCATGCACAAGGGATTTGATTACTTTCCGAAAGCGAATAATGAATTCTTCAACACACCGCTCGTGTACGGTCTCTTGATCATGCTTCACAGCATGTACGGTGCTTCAGGCCTCATTGAACAGCCGTCCGTGTTTGAAAACATTGCGTCAAACAAATTCGTCAAGATGTTCATTTTGTATCTCATTTCATACGCCGCCGCGCGCGACTTTGAAGATGCCGTGTTCCTATTGGTCATGTTCCTCGCGGTGACGCAATTGGTCCGAACGAAGGAGGAACGTGAAAAACATCCCTATATATTGTAAGGATGCGTTACGGTTCGATGCTCAGAAGACATTTTAAGATTCGTATGAATATTCGAGGATTTGTGGAAGATCATCACGTGATTCCTCGTCAATTCAAAAAACATCCGACGATTGAAAAGTTCAAATACGACATCAATGCGAGTCATAATCTCATATTGATGCCGCGTTTCCTTTCTAGAAACCTGCGACCAAATAGAATTGCACACAATGGGAATCATCCCTCGTATAACGCATACGTTGAACGTATGTTGAATTGTATTACACATAAAAAAGAACTCGACGATTTCGTTGATTTTCTCAAAATCGCGTGTCGATTCCGACCACACGATATCCCATGGCATTGATTAGTATCCCTGTACGAGTGATTTCGTCGTGAGTTTTGGGTATTGTCTCGAAAAGAAGTCCTTGTCCTCGTGTTCACTGTGACCGATCGTACTCTTATGTGTTCGATCGATGAGCATGCAATGCCGAAGATCTTTGTAGTACACGCGCGCACCCTTGGCGATTAAATCTTCGTGTTTCATATCCACGTGATTATCCATGGGTAGGAATTCGTCCAAGTATTTTTGTATGTTTGGGACGTGTACGAGATAACATTTGGTCGATGAAATCCACCGAACCTTTTCGAGATCGCCTTCCTTTCGTTCGGGAAGTCTCGAGAGACAATGGAAGAAACACATTTCAAAGTCATCACCTTTTTCGTCGATGACGGCTTGGATGTCTTCATAGATTTTTTTGTTTTTAATGACGACGTTATCTTCAAAAATCACCGCGTATTTGAGTCCCTGATTGGCACATCGACGATGAAATTCGAGATGACCCATGTAACACCCGATCGCACCGAGATTAAAATACGTGAGGTTTGGTCGAATCATGTACGGATTAAAATGTAACTTCATCGCCTTTTTGAAGTATTCGGGATCGATGAGTTTTCTGTATTTGTTTGCAATCTTCGGCTGTGTCGTGTCGTCGCTATAGATGAGTTCGATGGGAATGGATCGATCGTGTCCTTCCATGAAATTCTCGTATCGTTCCTTGGAGCGACGCATGGTCAAGAGGAAACACTTATAATTGATCTTCTTCTGTTTGTATTGCCACGCGATGATGATCAAAAGTGCAACCACGAGAATGATCGCGAGATACATCTTACTTAAACACTAGAAAATATCTTAGACTAAGTATGAACTTTTATGATGTCGCTGGTCTCGTGAGTTCTATATTCATATGTCTCATGTTCATACCAGAGCTCACACACGTGCACAAAACTAAAGACGCAAAGGCGATCAATTACGGATTTCTACACCTGAACCTACTTGCGAGTGTCTTAGCTCTCGTGTATTCTATACACTATAACGTCATACCCATGACGATCACGAATATTTCCGCTGGAATGTTTTCATTAGCTATGTATCACTTTAAATATGTAAACGAGCTTAAAGAAGAATCTCATAGTAATACTATAGCTTCTATGGTGTAGTGGAAACACTGCGGACTTTGAATCCGCCACCACAGGTTCGATCCCTGTTAGAAGCTTTCCCAGCCTTAGCTCAGTTGGATTAGAGCAGCGGATTGTAGTGGTATGACAGTAATTCTCCGCGGGTCAGGTGTTCGAATCATCTAGGCTGGATTTTCTCTTGTAACTCAGTTGGTTAGAGTGTGGGACTGTTAATCCCGAAGTCATCGGTTCGATTCCGATCAAGAGAGTGTTACTTTTTAGATGTGTGTTCAGCATGTAAAATGTAATCTTCTAGCGCGACTTTAGCTTCTTCACGTGTTTCAAATCTTCCAATGTGTATATTTTTATCGTTGCGATAAATCGAAACCAACCATGGTTTATGTTTCCTAGACGCGTCGTAATAGCAATTTGACGATTTATTATTTCCGACTCTTTTACTCACCGGTATTTTATAATTATCAGGATCTTTCGAAAATTCTTTTTGTACTGCAATAGCTTCTTCTTCCGTTTTAAAACAACCAATAACACGTGATTTGCCATTCACGCACGCAATCACACTCCAAGATGTAATTCTTCCATCCCTTTTAGATATATTTTTTTGTATTGATCCAAGAAGACCCTTTTTTCGAATTCTTATTTGTCTTTGTTTGTCTACCATTAACATTCTGGATATATCACTTACTTTTTCACTTTTACCACCACCTTCTCGTATATTATAACCGTGTGGTTCTATTGTATTATTATCTTTTATGAACTTTCTTTCCATATCACCCAGTATATCACTATTACCTTCCCATATGGTTTCTACTTTAAAATTATTCCAACCATATTTTTCTATGGCGTTTGTTAGACATCTACATTTAGATCTACCTGGATTTTTTGGAATATATTTATGCTGTTTTATTCTTTTATGAATCCCCTGTATAGTTTTACCTATATATGACATACCAGTGGGTTGACATGTTATCTTGTAAATGATACCACGCATCTACTTTCTCTTTAACTGATAAATATGTTCGACGACGATCGTCGCACCGAGTACAGTCAGGATTGGGTTATCGTAACGGAACCCATAATATACGATGGCAAATCCCCACGCGAATGCCAAAAAGTCTGTGACAGGCGCCGCCATGTAACTACAATTTGTTTCTGTTGGAAGAGACGCTTCCATGATCTGATAAAACACGTGTCCCAAAATGACGGAAAGGATCAGGGCTATTCCGTGTTTCTTATTCATACTCTTTAATAATATTTTCTTCTCCTATAGTAAATATGTCTATAGAAACTCCTGACGGTGTTCTCGATGTGACGAACGCCACGCTTCGAGTGCCTCAGATCGAAGTTCAGGGTACGAGTGTGACGACGTCTTTATCCACACTCAGTAACGTCGGGGTCGGGACGGGGACGCCGGGTGGGCGTTTGCATGTCTATGGTCCAGATGCAAAAACGCTTCTTCAATCAACCTCGAACACAGCCAACGTCGAAATTGGTGGTCCATCGGGGGCTATCGTAGATTTAAAGGGTCCGTTCACGGATGATTACGATCTTCGAATTCAATCTTTGGGTGACGGTGGGACCATCGCGACCACTGGGAATGTGAACCACATTCGCCTGGCATCGACTGGTGGATACACGGGTTTCGGTACGGCCACACCACAATATAAGATCGATGTACAAGGTGTCAAGGGTGTCGATGCGGTGTCAAATCCGATCGCACACAATCCCGTATTTTTGTACGACGACCAAGAATCGACCACGACGTTTTCCGGAACGGCGGGTGGTGACGGCGCGTCTCGAAACACGACGAGTAAATATTTGGAACTGAACAGTTTGACTGATAACGCGACCGGCTACGTGTATTGGCCAGTACACATGCCAAACTCATGGACGGCGGAGTTTGACCATTATATCGCCGGTGGTGACGGGGGTGAAAGCTTGTCCTTTAGCTTCTTTAATACGTCGGCACCTACGACCACCGGGAATCACGGTGGGTATCGTCTCGCGATCGCTGAATTTTATGGAGGCTCACCCGCAGCGAAGGTTGTTTTGTATTACCAAGGGAGTGAAGTCGCACAAAAAAATATTGTCGGTGGTATTCCGACATCTTCATGGAATAAGGTTGTCGTGAACTATAACCGTGGTTCCATTTCTTTGAGCTTTAATGGACGTTCGGCATTCTCATACGAAGCGACTGAAAATGCTGATTCGTACACGGGTCGATACTCTGGTTTCATCGGAAAGACTGGTCTTCGTAACAACTATCACCGCGTTCGTAACGTCAAGTGTACGAGCGGAACGAATTGGGTGTACGCGACGGGGTCGAATGCATCGACACTCGCCTACCTGAGTGGAAACGTGGGTATCGGTACGGATGCCCCGACGCAAATGCTCGAAGTCACGGCGAACGTTAAGGCGACGCACTTCATCGGGGATGGTGGACTTTTGTCGAACATTGCGACGACGTTGAATTCTATCGTGAACCAAGGAAACACGACCTCGAATACCGTGCAGTTTACGAACGAAGACACGGGGATCGTCGCCACGGGGAACATCGTGGTCCAAGAGGGTGGTTTCTTCGTCGGGGACGGGTCGAAATTGGTGAACATTCCGACGGATTTCGAATCCATCATCATTAACGGGAACACGACGTCGAACGTTGTGTTCTTTGCAAACACGAACGTGGCGATTCAAGCGAGTGGGAACATCGTCGTCGATTCGGACAGTTTCTTCATCGGGAACGGGGGACTCTTGTCGAACATCGCGACGACCTTGGAGGACATCTCGAACCAAGGAAATACGACGTCGAACACGATTCAGTTTACGAACTCGAGTATTGGTTTCGTGACGACGGCGAACGTCGGGATTGCGAACTCGGCACCGACGAACCATTTAAGTGTTGGTTCGAATTTACACGTGAACGATACGGGATCGAACGTATTGACGGTGCGTGGAAACGTCTCGGCGAATACGTTGACGCTCGGTGACTTCCAAGTGGTCGCGTCGTACGGACTCAATCACGTGACAGCGGAAAACAACCAAACGGGTGATACGCTCGTCTTGACGAACGCGACGAAGGGAATCGATGCGTCCTCGAACATTGATCTCGGTGGACAATTGAATTTCGATTCCAACGTCAAGATCGTTGGGGGTGGTACGGGCACGTACG